ATTGAAGGAACTCCTGAACCATTAGCTGGTGAAGAAGGTTCTCCATTCGATATGAAGAAGCATATGGAAGATATGACTTACAGAATTGAAGAATTAGAGAAGAAGATTGCTAAGATGGGAGAGCATGATAAAGAAAAGAAAGCTGAAATGGAAGAAGAAGAAGAGAAGTTACCAAAATTAGATGGTGCTCCAATCGAAGAAGCTGCTAGATTATCTGCAATCAAACCAAAAAATAAACTAAAAGAGAGTAACCCACAAGGTTCTTTCTTAGAGAAATTATATAACTAAACAAAATTAAAATCATTTAAAAATGAGAAAACAACAAAATTTCGTATCAGGAAATCCTGCAGTAACTAGCACATACGCTGGTGAGTTCGCAGGTAAGTATATTAGTGCAGCTTTGTTATCAGCTAAAACGTTAGATAACAAATACATCACTATTATGCCAAACGTAAAGTACAAGCAAGTTATTCAAAAGGTGCAATTAGATAGCATCGTTTCTAACGCAACTTGTGATTTTACACAAACAGGTTCAGTAGCATTAACTGAAAGAATTATCGAACCAAAAGAATTACAAGTTAACTTAAGCTTGTGTAAAGCAGAGTTCGTAGATTCTTGGGAAGCTTTACAATTAGGATATAGTGCATTTGATACTATCCCTGCTAATTTCAACGATTACCTTATCTCTTATGTTGGTGGTTTCGTAGCACAAGCTACAGAGCAATCAATTTGGCAAGGTACTGCGGCAACTAACGGTCAATTCGGTGGTTTCCAAAACGCATTCTCTTCATCAATTGCAGCGGGTGGTTCAACAGCGGTTATCGCAGCAGGTAGTGGTTCAGGAATCATCTCTGGTTCTGTAACTTCTGCTAACGTATTAACTAAATTAGATACTGTAGTTAACACTATCCCTAACGCAGTTTATGGTAAGGATGACCTTTTAATCTATGTTTCTACAAACGTAGGTAAGGCTTACCAACAAGCATTAGCAGGTGGAGCAGTAGGAGCAAACGGATGGAACAATACAATGAACGTTGGTGAGAAACCATTCAACTTCAACGGTATTGAAATCGTTCTTTGTCCTGGTCTTTCTGATTCTAAAATCGTAGCAGCACAAAAATCTAACTTATTCTTCGGTACTGGTTTATTATCAGATTACAATGAAGTAAAAGTATTAGACATGGCTGATTTGGATGGTTCTCAAAACTACAGAGTAATTATGAGATACACAGCGGGTACACAATTCGGTATTGGACAAGACATCGTTTACTACGGAGCTTACTAAAAATAATTAAGTGGAGAGGAAACTCTCCACTTTAATCAGTTATTAAAACAAACAAAACTAAAAAGAAAACTTATGCCAGCATGTGATTTAACATTAGGAAGACAGGAGCCGTGTAAGGAATCGGTTGGAGGATTGCAAGGTGTGTACTTTATTAACTACACAACAGCATCTTTCGTACATGGTGCAAACCAAAAAGTAACCGCATTACCTACAGGAACAACTGTTTACTACTATGAGCTTAAGGGAAATTCTTCTTATACAGAAACAGTTAACTCTTCTAGAGATAATGGAACTACATTCTTTTCACAAGAATTGACATTAAACTTAAAGAAATTAACTCCTGAGATGACAACGCAATTGAAAACAATGGCGTATGGTAGACCTCAGATTATTGTTTGGACTAATGCTGGCGATGCATTATTAGTAGGTGAAAAACAAGGAGCAGATGTAACTGCAGGAACAATACAAACAGGTGGTGGTTTAGGAGACCTTTATGGATACTCTGTAACTTTCACAGGATTGGAAAACGTTCCAGCATCATTCTTAACCGGTTCTACAACTTCAAGTGCATTCGCAGGATTAGGTACACAACCAACAATTGTATATGGAACGGTGAATTAACCTTAAATATAAAATATAAATTGAGGGTAATCAGAAATGGTTACCCTTTTTTATTACTAAAAAATGTAGATAATTTGTGTTATATAAGAGATAAACTATAGATAATGCAGGGATATTACTTAACAGGCAGCAACTTATTTACTATTAGAACACAGGGATTAGCTAGTAAACCTACTTTAACTCTAAAGTTAGAGAATATGTACACATTAGTTAACACATCTTCTTCTATTAGTAACTACACATTTAATAACTACGAAAACCTTTTACAATTTACTGCTTCAATAAGTGGAGCAGCAGTTGGTGGAGAGTATAGAGCAAGAATATTATCTGGCTCTACTGATGTTTGGAATGGTTCTATACAGGTTTATCAATCACAATCATTAGATACGACATACACAAATCAAAATAATCAGTACGTTTCGCATGTTACTGATAACGAATTTATAATAATGTAATATGAACAAAGGATATCAAAACTTTTCAGTTGTAAACTTAGCTCAGCAGGATGTACCCGTAATAAGAGAGGATACTAAAACCCGCTATAATTGGGTACCGTTCGGTATTGGATTGCAGGATGACTTCTATCCAGAGGTAACTGCGGCTTATAATACATCAACAACTAACGCTGCGTGTATAGAAGGTATTAGTGATTTAATCTTTGGAAAAGGATTGTACACTAAGAACGAAGGGTTTACCGATGTATTAGCTAAAATCATACCACAAGAAGAATTAAAAAGAGCAATCTTTGATTTAAAACTTTATGGTAATGGTGCATTTCAAGTATATTGGAATGATGAACACACTAAGGTAATTAAATTCTATCATACACCTGTTCAGACCCTAAGAGCTGAGAAGTTATTCGATAATCCAAAGATTCAGAATTATTTCTATTGTACTGATTGGTTCGATATGAAAGCACAAAAGACTAAAATCAAAATACCTGCTTTCGGAACATCTAACGAAAAAAGAGAAATACTTTGGGTTAAGAATTACACACCTGGTAAATACTATTATAGTATCCCTGATTGGATTGCAGCCCTTCAATTTTCGTTCGTAGAGGCTGAGTTGAGTAACTTACACCTTAACAACATAGAGAACGGATTCTTACCCCTCGTAATGGTAAATATGAATAGTGGAGTTCCTGCACCTGAGGAGAGAGATACTATCGAAGACCTAATAGAACGTAAGTTTACAGGCACAAGAAATGCAGGTAGATTTATGATTTCATTTAACGATGATGCGGCTAACAAACCTACGATTGATACAATACAAATTGAAAACTTACACGAGAAGTTCCAATACGTTGCTGATTACGCACAGGATAGAATATTAGTTGCTCACAGAATTACATCACCACTCCTATTTGGTATTAGAACTGCTAATAATGGATTCTCCTCTCAATCAGAAGAGATGAAAACAGCATTCTCTATTATGCAAACAATGACTATTCAACCATTCCAAAACTTAGTTATCAACTCAATAGGAGATGCTTTGTTAGAAGGTGGATACGATGATACACAATTGTACTTTGAGCAGTTAACACCATTGGCAATCTTAAGTGAGCAAGCTGAAGATACTGATAAGACAGTTGCGCAGGTAGAAGATGAAACAAACAGACAAATGGAAAACCCCGATGCTGTAGAACAACCAACAGAAAACATCGAACAGATGAGTAAAGAAGAGTGGCTTTATACATCTCAACCAAACTTTACAAATAATTACGAAGTATATAAATAAAATAAAAATATGGCATACGTCTTATTCATTACCAGAAACGATATCATTAAGAACACTCCATTGCAGGGTGCTATAGATGCTGATAAGTTATTGCCTTTTGTTAGAACAGCGCAAGATAAATACCTTATGGATTTATTGGGAACTGTACTATTTGATTTCCTACAAACTAAAATTGCTGCTAATACATTTGGTACACTAAGTGCTTATTATCAGGATTTGATGGATGACCACATAAAGAATACCTTAATATGGTATAGTTGTGTAGAGTATATTCCATTCTCTTCTATCTCATTTAAAAGTGAGGGAGCAGTTAAACACCTTTCAGACCAATCAGTTGCACCAGGTAAGAACGAAATAGATTACTTAAAGCAACAGGCACAACAAAATGCTGATTACTACGCGACTAGATTACAAAACTATTTGATATCTTTTTCTAATGAGATACCACAATACTTAGAATCAGTTGGTAATCAAACACAAATTTATCCAAATATGTCAAACACATACTTTGGAGGAATAAACTTATAATATAACGTGAATGGCACAACTAGTAAATGATAGCGGTACAAACTTTACTCTCTATTACAATACATTAGAGTATTTCAAAACCATTATGAGTAACCATCCTTCAATCGGTTCGGTAACTCAGGGTGATATATTCGAAATAGATAGTAGAGAGTTTCCAGCATATCCGCTGGGAAACGTTTTAATTACTAACACTGTCTTTGGAACTAAAACTTCAAACTTTACTATTCAACTTACAGTTGCTGATAAAGTTAAGTTAAAGAATAATGATTCAGATGGTAGAACTAACGCACAGGTAATTCTTTTTGAAGGAATTGATGATGTGGTAGATATACACGCTAATACTTTAGCTATTGTTAACGATTTAACTTCATACACTCAAAGAAATGTAGAAGCTATTGCAGTTGATGGTGATATAAATTGTACTCCATTTAAAGATAACTTCGATAATGGTTTAGCAGGTTGGGTAGCTACATTTGATATAACAGTTCATAATGATAAAAACATTTGTCTGTTTGATTTACTTCCAACAACAACCACTACCGCTGGGCCTACTACTACAACTACGACAGGTGCTCCAACAACAACAACTACAAGTACCACAACAACTGCAGCTCCAACTACTACGACTACTTCGACTACAACGACGAGTACGACTACTACTACGATTGCACCTACCACTACAACTAGTACAACTACTACTGCAGCACCTACTTGTTTAACTACAATTGTAAATTACTTAGGAGCAGCTGTGCAAGTTCAATGGCAAGATTGTAATGGTAGTATTCAAACAGATACACAAAGTGGACCTGGTAATTCAGAAACATATTGTGTTTATCCTAATACATCCTTAACGGTTATTAGTGGAAGTGCAGGTAATGTTAGTATTACTGCTAACGTTGCTCCGTGTACTTCTCCTCCTGGCCCAACTACTACAACAACATCAACTACGAGTACTACAACTACTGCAGGCCCTGAAAGATGGAGATTGATAAGTTGTGATAACATTGGACTAACAGCTGATGTACAATTTGTTACTGGAACTTTAGGATTAACATTCTCAAAAATTGTTAATGTTACTTCTTCATTCGTAAGTGGATGTTGGAGTTTACAACAACCTGTTCCTACTGCACAATATAGTGGAGCTATAGCAGGTAATATATTTAACAATTGTATAACTTGTCAAACATTCTCACCAACTACTACAACAACTACAATTGCACCTACAACAACTACTACTACGATTGCACCTTGTCAGGCACCAACCTTATTTAGTGCATCATTCAATAGTACACAGGCGTTTGTAAGTGCATCTTATCCATTCGCACCTTCGTGTAATGGTATAACTTTGGAAGCGGATACAATTATTACATTCCCTAATCCTGTAAGTGCAAGTTTAGGATGTAGTGCAAACTTATCGATTGGTGGATTGAATAGTTCAACTATTTACTATATCAGAGCAAAACAAAGTTGTGTACCTGGATTCCAATCTAT